AGACTTGCAACTGTAGCAGACATTGCAACATTATCACCGCCAATAATAAAGGAAGTAGCGGATACTGTATCAAAAGATTGATTCTTTGCAATAACAAGCGTACCAGAACCTGTAATACCTGTAGTAGTTACGCCATTTTCTGTAAGATAAATACCTGTACCAGTATTAAGTGCAGTCATTGTACCTGCACCTGCAAGACCTGTAATGTTAGAACCATCACCATAAAGGAATGTTGCACTTACAACACTAGTAGTAACATTTTTTGAAATAACAGGACCTACTGCTGTAAATGTTCCTGTAATATTTAAATCATTTGAAATAGAAGTAGCACCATCAACATGTATTGTTCCTGCTACACTAACATTGCCTGATATATTAGAATTTCCTGCTACATTTAATGCACCACTAACAGACACATTATTTTCTACATAAAGAGAAGATCCTGATAATGTACCACCTACAAAAGCAGCAGCACTAATAGTTGTTGTAGCTGTTACATCTGTAATACGTCCTTGTGCATCAACAGTAAAAGTAGATCCACCTGTATAAGTTCCTGCAGATACAGAAGTATTTTCTAAAGTAAATGTAGGATTACCTGCTGTACCATCTGCATTAGTAACACTAATACCTGTAGATCCTGTAAGTGTTCTTCCTACTACAGTACCTGCATTACCTACTGCAACACCAGTAATATTAGAAATATCTGTTATTGCATTAATTTGTTCAGCAGTTTTTGTAATGGCTGTGCCGTTTAATTGTAAAGTACCATTAATATTTACTGCAGCATTAGAAATTTGTAAGGCAGAATTAGTTCCATCACCATCTTGAATAGTTCTTACAGTGCCATCAATTCCTGCATTAGCTACACTTGTTTGTATTTGAAGCAAATCCTTATAAGTACTTGCAATTGTTTTACCAGTTAAACTTGCCATTACACTAAATTCCAATATCCAGTTTCATTTTGCCATTCTGTGGTTGCATTTTCCCACGTAATATTTCTATCAGTATTATTTTCTGGACGAGCATCTTTAATAAAGTATCGCTCATCTATCCGTGGTGATCTATTCTGTGGATGATTTTTTAAATCAAACTGACCATCAAAGTCAGTAGGACAAATCATCATACCATAACTATTCTTTTTTAATTGGTTAAGTTTGTATCTAAAACCACATGTATCACAAATACCAAAAACATTCTTTCTTCCTGCCATTATACCATAATCCTTGGTTTAAGCAAAAGGTTTGTTCGTTCTCTGTCTTGTTCCATTGCACGAATCATACGCTCTTCATACTCTGTTTTTAACATAGTAATACGTGACATATCTACACCAGGTCTTTTTATTGCCATATTATATGCAAGTCCTGCTGTAAGGCACGGAAGAAATTTACGTGATACATCTGCGGTTTCTATAGCAGATTTATTTACATCCTGAAGATATGTAAATGTTTCTGTTTTAATTGTATCAGTTGAGTTTTCTGGTATAGGCCAAAGATGCATAGTAGCAAAGTCACGACCATTACGAATAGCGTATTGTGTAGTACGACCTGTCTGACCCTTATTAGGGATCTTCATATACTCTTCCATTGAAATACGTTGAAGTTGAATATCTTGTCCATCTCGATTATGAACAGCTTCAAGAACATCTACTGTTGCGCTAGAAAATGCATAAGCAGTAACACTAGTTGTTAAAGATACAGTAGATGTACCTATTGACCATAACATTACGCCACGGTTTTGCCAATCCTGTAATAGCAAATTGATGGAGCGTCTTGCAGACTTAGGCTCATTACCTAATGTCTGCTCTCCACCAATCATTTCACTTGCTTCTTGGATAACTTCGTCAATATCCATTGAGAAGTTATATGTACCTGACGATGCCATTAGTATAACCTATTCTTTCTCTGAACTGATTGGGCTGTACGCTTTACGCCATTCTTTTTGCCAGTAGTCTTCTTTAACCTTTTTTTCATAGGTGTTTTTGTTACTTGTTGGCTTATGTTTGAACGACTTATAGACATTTTTAATAAAGACAGTTATGACCAACCATGCCACCTTTTTTATATTTCTTCATCATACCGCCAGCCTTACGCTTATATGTATATTTCTTAGGTCCTGCAGTATTTGGTCCTGACATGCCAGAAGTTTTATCATTACCGTATGGATCTTTTTTTCGTGCTTTAGATGCTTTCTTACCAGCCATTCCTGCTTTATTCATCATGATTATTTTCTCCCATATTTTTTATGTGTTTGAGTTTTTGGTGGACTTTTTTTACTACCGCTTGGACCAGCCCATAGCTTTTTATCAGCCCAATAAGCAGCAGACATTTTACCTTTAGCAATGTTTTTAGCGTGACGTGCTTTAAACGATTTACGAGCAGCAGGAGAGTAGTTGTGACCCATAGACGAATCACCATAATGAATAAGTTTAATCTTGTCTCCTTCTTTAGCCAAGACCATACCCTTTTTACCTGCCCTATCAGATTTTCTAGGCTTATTAAAGCCAGCAAATTTTTTACCACGATATTCAATTCCCCCTGATGGTGATCTTTTAACGCCTGGATACTTACTCATTTTACTTTCCTATATGTTCTAACTTTTTTTGCAACAGTCTTAGGCTGCTTAACGAATTGTTTTCCCTGCTTAGATCCTTTTCTTTTAGCTGCTGAAGTCTGCGCATATTCTTTTGCGGATAATGCTTTGATCGCTTTTTCTGGTAAGTAACGCTCACCTGTTGCTTTTGAACCTTGTGTGGACGGCTTACCACTTTTGGTTCTCCACTTTTGTTTTGTCCAAGCCTTTAAACTCCTTTGAGATTTTTTTAATGCCATGTCTAATTCCTTATTATATCATTATATTCTTTCACTTGCAATCCTTCCAAAGTGAAACATAAACCAAATAAAAGCAGCAACAGGATACTGACAAAGAATAATCAATGTACTGAGTAAAAGTATTTCAAATGTATCTAATAAAAAGTATTTCATATTGGTATTATAACATACCACGTGCCTTTAGTCCAATATAAAATAGTACTCCTAAAATACCTACTCCTATAATAATTGCAGCACTAAGAACAATTGTTTCTAATAACTGTTGTTTTTTTCTTTGTGCTTCTTTTTGTGCTTCTATTCTTGCTTTTCGTGCCTCTGCTTGAAATCTTTGCCAATCATTCCATAATCCAGGACGACCAACATATAACATAATCTGTTTTAGTTCTGCTTCTTTTTCTTTAATGACTTCTAATGCCATAAACTCTTCAAAATCATTACCTGTATAAAATGGACTATTTTTTTTCTTTATTACTTTTCTTTGTAAATCTTCTTTACCATCTACAAATTTAGCAATCTGACTACCTACACTGGCTATGTCACGACCATTAGATACTGCCTGTTTAATAACTTGGAATGCTGCGTTAGCAGCGGCTAATTCTGCTAACATTTTAATACACCTTTACTACGCCTTCTTTTATATACTTAGGTATGCAATATGCGGTAACACGATCTCTTGCGTCCATCCAATCCAAGTAGCGGTAAGTTCCGTAACGCTTGGTTGTTTGGGCTGCGTAAAAATTGCAGGTGGTAATAGATGCGAAATACATATCTCCACTAGCGAGATAACGATTCTCTCCAGTACCAATATAGATGACGAGCAAGAAGACGTGAAGCATTCCATTATTATTTATCTACAGCATCATCGTGCAGTATCCATTGCAACCGCCTGACATCTGCACGTAATTCTTCAATGTCTTTTGCAGTAGCATGACCCACCATAACTTCACGCATTTCAAGTTGAAGGTCATTTACAGTTTTCATATTCCATGCAGCCAATGCCATAAGAGCTACCATGAAACCACCAATAATTTGTTTTTCCATTATGATTTATATCCACCGCCCTTGGCTTTATATTGTTTAGCTAACATTTGTGCTTTACGTGCAGACCATTGTCCAGATGCACCGCCCTTATTACCAGACTTAATACTTTCAAATAAACGCTTACGCATTGTAGGTTTTGTATAGTTACCTGCTTTATTTACAGATGACTTAGGCTGACCACCAAGTGCCAGCCCTTTAGTCTTTCTAGAATAAGATCCCCTGCCTTTCTTTGGTTTTACTACTTTAGGCTTGTATTGCTTTTCTTCCAAGGTCTTTGCCATTGGGTTTCGTTTTTTACCTGCAGTAGATAGGCTAATAGCCACAGCTTGTTTTTGTGGCTTGCCTTCCTTTTTGAGTTTACGAATGTTCTTGCTAATTGTTTTAGCAGAACGACCTTTTGCTAACGGCATAGTAATTTACCTTTTTGGTTTACGTGCTGCTCCCCAACCCTTTACCTGACGTGCAGAAGGATTAGAATATTTTTTAGAAGGCATTTGTTCTAAAGATACAGAGCCTTTAGTTTTAATTTCTTTAATACTTATTTTTCCTCCCTTTTTATATTTAGATGCAGCTTTTGGGTTCATTTTCTTTTGCACTTTTTCAGGTAGTTTAGAAAATCCTTTATATTTAAAAGGAGTAACTTTACCACCCTTTTTTAAATTAGGATTAGCACGACTGCTTACACCTACATTGCTACGCTTTTTATTTTTTGCTGCATCAAGAAGGCTTTGACCTTTTGCTAGATTACCCTGTGTTCCTGCAATAGCAGCTTTACCTGCTTTAGACCCAGTACCACCATACATAACCATAAGGGCTTTACGTTCTTCTGAACTACTAGGAAAAATATTTCCTTTAGGACCAAAACCAGTATTATCACCTGAAGTAAAGTTTGTACGTTTTTTAACTTTAGTACGTTCTCTCGGTGCAGGTGATTTCATTTCTGTAGGTTTTGCTTTTGGAACTGGAACTGATTTAGCAGCAGGTGCAGCTTTAGCTGGTGGAGTACCTGTAGGTGCGGTTTGTCCTGTCATTATACCTGCCATTAATGCTTTCATAGCTGCAGTATTAGTATTAGGTTTACGAGGAGTAGGAGTAACTCTTGCACCACTACGTTTAGGTGGTCCTGATACTCTAGAAGAAGGACGAGCAACCTGACGTGGTTTAGCAACTACAATGTCTTTACGTGCGCCACTACGCTGTGGTGGTCCTGATACACGAGCAGGTGGTCTGCCTGATCCACCAGTTCCTGATGATGTAGCAGGTTTTGGTTTAGGCATACGAGATGCTTGAGCAGCACGTTCTGCACGTTGAGCAGCAGAAGGTACAGTACGAGAACCTGCACCACTAATAGGTTTAAAGGGTTTAGCCGCAGTAACAATAGCTTGAGAAGGTTTTTGAACTAACTCACCACCTTGTTTTTGTGCTTCACGAATTGCATTAGGATTACGTGGAACTGATTTATATACTGGTTTTCCACCAATAATAAATTTAAAAATTTTACTAATCATTACTTTTTACCTTTCATTGCTTTGCCATAACCTTTCATAGCTGCTCCGCAACCTTTAGGTCCTTTGCCTACCTTACCACCTTTTTTATAAAGACCAAGAGATCTAAGAACTTCTTGTCCAAGTAACATACCTTGATCACCCATAATATCTACATAATCATATGCAGCCATAGGAGTTAAAGCTGCTCCCATTGTTTTAAGTTTTCCCATCTTTTTTCTTTTGCGTCCTCTACCTGTTGGTAGTGCTGTAGTACCTGCCATTATTTTGATCCTTTCATAGCTTTACCATAACCTTTCATAGCTGCTCCACAGCCACGTGGTTTTGATCCTACCTTACCACCTTTCTTACGATATGTATAGTGTAAAGGATCAGATTTAATACTACGTGCCTTAGAATGAACTGTACCACGAAGTTTTTCCATTGTTTCTTGTTTAGCTTTATCAAAAGATTCATCAATCTCTTGTTTAAGATTATCTGCTTTTTCTTTAGTAATCGTACCTTTTTTTTGTGCTTCACTAATGTCTCTTTTTTGTTCTGCAGCTTTATTATCTAATTTTTTCATTGCGGATTGTTGTTGCTTTTTAACAGATGATCTAGCCTGTCTCATAGCTTCAGCTGCACCTACAGTTTTTGGTTTAGATAATTCTTTTTTACGTTCTGCTAATTCTTTTGCAGATGTAGGTTCACCTGCACGTTTAGCTTTTTCAATACGCTGACGAAAAGAAGGCATTTTACGTCCTGTACCACGTCCTGCACGAGAACCTTCTCCTGCCTCTCTAGCAACCATAGAAGCAGGTGGAGCAAAACGTCCAGTTGTTTTTACTTCAGCACCGTCTTTTGTTTTAACAATTTTAGCCTGTCCAGTACTTACTAATCGTCTAATCTGCTTACGTGAATAATTTTTTAAAACAGGATCAAGTTCAATTTTAGATGCCGGAACCATATTTAAACTAAGTTCAGTTAGTTTTTCTCCTGGCTTACGTTCAATAGTAGATACCATTTTTTGTAGTTTAGGTTTTTCTGTTAAACCTTTTTTAGCTGCTTCCATTTCTTTTTTAACTTGTGTAATAAGACGTGAACGCTCTGCTTTTTGTTTTGCAGTTAAACTTTTAATATCACCTTTACGACCTTTTTCAGCTATCTTTCTAGCCTCACCAGGTTTCATTACAGTCTTTTTAGGTTTAGGTGTACGACCTTCAGCAATAGCTTTAGCTTCCATTGTCTTTTTACGAGAAGCTGCAGCTTTAGCATAGCGTCCCTTACGTCCACGCTTTGCTGTTGTCTTTAAACCTTCTTTAATAATTTTACTTAATGCCATTGTTAGGTACTCCCCATTATAACTGGATTATCTGCACCTGCTGGACTTGCAGGAGTTTCCATATCATCTCTACGTGTACGTCTTGCCTGATTCTGTAATGTCTGTACAGCTTGCATATATCTTTGCTCAAATAAAGCAACAAGTTCAAAGTTTTTCATAAAGACCATTGCTTCTACCATTGATGCATTAAATAAAGCATCATAACAATAATCAGAAAAATAATTAGTTGGTGTTGCAGATGCAAGAGTTACAGGTCTTGAAACATGAACAACTTCTCCGTTAACTGTTGAAGAAGGTGTAGGTGCTATTAATACAGTTGTATTATTACGTCTTGCATAATACTCAGGTGTACCTGTGCTTGCACTTACAGGCCAATAATCACGTATATATTCATCTGTACGCTGTAAAAGATTAATTCTTGTACCATCAGATACAATATTAAAGTTCTTGACAATACGTGTACCAGATGGTAAAGTAATATTATTATTACCAGAACTTACAGCTACTGAAGTATATGTTACTAAACCATAGTCATCAAGATCCCTTGTCAGACGTTCCTCTGCACGATTAACCATTTTAGGTATGTAAGACAAAAATTCTGAACCATCGTTTTCGGTTGCAGCAATTAAGTCGTCTACAAGATATGTATAATTAGCCATAGAAAATACCGACAGTCGCTGTAGATGTAGGAGCAGAAACTTTAACTACACCATTAACTCTTAATCCAAAGTCAGGTAAAATAATATCACCTACATCACTTGCAGTTGTACCTACAAATTTTAAATTACTGCCTTTAATATTACCATATGGATCGGTAGAAACGCCTGTAATAAGAAATGTTCCTATTCCAGAATATGTTACACCTTTGATTCGGGTATCAGCTACAGTAGTGCTAGTTGCAATATCTAATACTGCACCATCGCCTGTAACGAATCCCTGTCTTATATTCGTTGCCATAATATAATTCCTTTATTGTTAGTTAGTTAGTTTTATTATTATTATGTTATCTTACTATTATACAAAAAAAAAGAGGAATACGAAAGTACTCCTCTTAATTTTTTAAAGTTTTTTTAACTTTACGATTATGCTCCAGCAGAACCGTAGAAGCTACGCCAGTCTGACCAGCCAAAGCTATAACGCTCACGAGCCTTAAAGCGTAGGTTGCCTGTATCAAAATCTGGTTCCATTTTTGTCTGAAGAGGCGCACGGACAAACATCTTAGCACCATTAGGACAATCGGTCTTAATGAACCAAGCATCCGTATCAGTAAATCGGCGGTTAACAAAGAAACCACCTGGAACAAGACCTTGGCTACGAATAGCGTTGATCTTATTAGTGTTAGTTGCACCAATAGAAGCATCGGTCGTATTAACACCAATTGTGGTTGACATTGTGCTGTTCAAGATTTGATCAGCTGTGAATGCCAAGTCTGAAGGAATATGCAAGGACTTAGCTTGCAGACCAATCAGAATACCACGGTCATCTTTTGCTTTAGAGATTGAAATCAGTGCAGATTCAAGTGATGCTTCTGCAAGATCCCCTGTCAGCAAGTTACTCTGATCTCCATCACCAATAGTAGGGTGTGAAGCAGAAAACAATGCTGCTCCGTCACCACCAAGATATGAAGTGCTGAAGCCGTTGTTAAATACATCGGCAGCTTTAACTTGCTTAGTGTTAGCCATAGCACGAGCAAGCCCTCTGGCACGTAGCTTTGCAAACGTGTCATAAAGGTTGTCTTCCATAGCTTCTTCTGTTACTGCAAATGCCAGTGCCACAGTTTCATGTGTGTAACGAGCAGTGTAGCTTTCTTGTGCATCGTCATAAGATACGGCAGAACCTTCACCTTTAACAGGTGCAGTACCAAATCCTGTGAACAATACTTCTTCTTCAAACGCACGATCTGAATTTTCAGTTTCAAATAGCGGTGCGTGTTCGTCAGAAACTTCCCCATATTCCATGCCAAATACAGCATTAAGACCGGGAAGAAGTTCTTTAGCAATACTAGAACGATTAATAGCCATTATTTATCTCCCTTAAATTAAAATGCTGGATCAGCACCAGATGTAGGTGCAGTTACGATTGCGTCATGGAAGTTGTCGGTATGTTGTACCAGACGTACATTCATTTTTAGATATGCACGTTGAGCAGCATTATCAACATCATTCCCTGGTTCTTCTACTGGATCAAGCGCACGAACCATAGCAATGGTTGATGTACGACCAGCAGCTTGAACACCATGACCTGACATACCTGTAAAGGTAGAGCCAGAACCAAGTGTCACAGCAAAGTTTTGTGAGCCATAAAGATCACCAGCAGTTACCGAAGCATCTGCCTGAACTTCAAATACGGCACGAGCATCATCAGCAACCATAGCATATGCTTCAGTTGCAGATGTACCAGAAGGCCAGTACTTACTCCATTTTTGTTCACCGTTAGCGTCAGCAACGTAACGGCAACCCATAAACACACCCTGTGCTACTTCTGTAGCAGTGGTGATAACTTCCACTTTCCCTGCATTAATACGGACAAGATCGCCAGTAAAAATATTCGCTCCGTAAGCTGAAGCAATTGGGTATTCATTTGTACCCATATTGTTCATATTACTTCCACGTTTACGAGAAGGACGGAAGCCAAACAGTGATTTAGATGTAGTCATTGTTATTCTCCCTTATTAAAAAAGATTGCACTTCAAGTATCTTGTCCGAATTCTAAATTAGTCTTGAAATTTAGGTGTTCGTCCTTTAGTTACTTGAGTTTTACTATTGTTACGAATTGGCATTCGTGAATCATTTTGGTTCATAAGTTGTGCATTAACTGCATCTACCATTTCCCTACTTTGATTTTCAAAATACCGTTGACGACTTTCTGCCTTACGTACAGGCATTTTTGCTAGAGCCAAATCTCCACGACAGATTGTACCCTGATATCGTCCATTGTCTTTCACGAAAGACGAGTGCTGCATTTCGGGAACTTCTTCTATACCTACGAATTCCCATCCTTCAGCCATCTTCTTACCAATGTTGTTGTAATCTTCCTGACCACGAATAGTCATTCTAATCCAACGAAGTTTAAGACCTTGGTCTACAAATCGGTTTGTTACGGCTTCTGGAATGTCCAAAAGACTCGGTTCACGATATTCATAATCCATATCTTTTGAGTTCATTTCCCTTGATTCAGCATTACGTGATGTTGTTGTTGTATTACGTGCCATTTTTTAATCCTCCACGCTATTAATAATTACTGCTAATTGAAGTGTACTCACCATCGGATCGTTCAACCTTCAATTTTTCAGCGGCATATTGTTCCAGTGGTATTCCCCATTTTTCAGCTAGTCTTATATCTTCTTTGGATAGCTTGACTTTTTTATTAGATGAAGATGTTGAAGTGCGTGATGCTCCACCAACCACTTGGGCAGGAGTTGACGTTTCCTGCACACGATCTTGTTGTATTGTCTGCCCAGTAAATCTATCAGGGAATCTATTACGAAGCCTTGAATCAATTTCTTGGTAGAAATCTTCTTCCGAAGGATCATAACCTTCGCTTTTTAGTTCGTTATCAATTTCCAGTGCAAGAGTAGTCATAACTGAATCTTGACCAAACCAAGCATTTCTTCCTGCCCATTCAACAGCCATCTTATCATATTCTACAGGCTGCATATTTTGTGTTTGGACAGGTGTATTAAC